AACCGTCTGTTCCTACAGCTTTAACTGTTTGTCCACCAGTAATAAAATTTGAACCAACAATCGTAATGTCTACAGAAGAATCTGAGTCTGCTATGTTAGATGGAGATATAGAAGAAATCACTGGGGGAGAATCAATTGATTTCCAGTTAGTTCCATCATAATATTCCATCAAAGATGTAGTCGAGTTAAATCTAATATCACCCTGTGCAGCAGAAGCTCTCTGTGCAGTTGTGCCTATTGGCATCTTTGCAGCTTCTGTTCCACCTATTTCAATGTTTTCACCAAGTCCAGCAGTTTGTATTTTATCAATTGCCATTTTCTATCTATCCCCTATTAATTCAATGATACCCATGCGACACCAGTGTATCCATGAAATTGTGGATTACTAGCACCGTCACCATCTGTTACGAAAACAACCTGTCCAGCAGATGGGGATGTGATTGCAGCATCTCTTGCAGTTGCGTCTGCAAATACAGCAAGTTGAAGTGCATCACTCAAACCAACTGTTGTAAATGAACCAGCGGCAGGAGTTGTTCCACCTACCACACCATCAATGTCACCAACAAAGTTTGTTGAAGTAACACTGGTTAGTCCAGTGATAGTTGTTGCAGAAGCACCAAGTGCAACAGCAGTTGTTCCGATAGTTACATCATTGTTTGCAAGTTGGGCATTTGTAATACCAGCAGATGCAGTCAACATTGTATTGTCAATGTTTGACAATGTATTACTTGACGCATCAATTGTTTTATTTGTTAATGTTTGTGTTGCAATCTCTGAAACCAAAGTTGAGTTTGCTCCAGCAGGAAGTAACATTGTGTTTGTTACTGCCGCACTGTGTGGTTGTGGTTTGATTGTCTGTCCATGAGCGTTTGTCTCACAGTTAAGAACAATCTGTCCTTCAGCAGATGCACCATCACCTAAAGATGTGATACCTGTAAATTGAACTGCACCAGTTGTTGCAAGTGCTTGGTCTGTATCAGACAAGTCTGTTGCAGCAATCGTAATGTTTGTAGAACCATCAAATGATTGTCCAGCAATTGTTCTTGCAGTTGCAAGTGTGGTTGCTGTGTCAGCATTACCTGTAAGGTTTCCAGTGAACACACCAGCGATTGCACCAGCACCAGTAATAGTGGGTGCGGTTAAAGTTTTGTTTGTTAAGGTTTGAGTAGCAGCATTCAGTGTTACTGTATCTGCTGTAAGAGTAGAACCATCACCAAGCTTGGTATAGAGTTCTACGAAGTTGGCGTTGACTTTGCCTGCGCCAGTGCGAAGATCGTCACCTGTGCCATCATTCGCAGAAGTTCCACGCCCAATTGATTGATATGCCATTCTTGGTTTCCCCTAAATTTCTTTTACTATGTTATTTATAAGACTTTTATCAAGTGCCTGTGTCTAAAGTTACACTAGAACTATCAAATCTTATTGCGTCCTCATCATATGAAGTGTAGATACCACCAGCAGTTGCTCTTGGTGTTCCTGTTTCATCAAAGGAGTTTATGCCGTCATCAAATGTAATGAAGGAGTTATCAAATGCATTGATTAATGCTCCTCTATCAATATATATCTCAGATGGAGGCATGATGTTTATACGAGTTGTATATGCACTTTCTGGTATTCTATATCCACCAGAACCATCTGATTCTGAAAGTTGATTAATTCTGAACTCACCAATCTGAGCAATACTGTATTGATCTCTAGATAGGTTGTCACCAGCTGTTGCTGTTCTTGTTAGGCCTGGATAGTGTGCAATCGCTTCACTTGTCGTAGTTGGGTGAACTGCAAAAGCATACTTAGCGACATTTTCTAGTGTTGGGCCTGTTAGGTGCGAACCTCTTGCAGTTTTCATTTGAACATGAACTGCGCTTGTTAAGGTAACATCTCTACCATTTGGAAGTCCAGTGTCCGCTGGGTATCCTTGTGTTGGAGCAGAGACTAATGAAGTTCCATCTGTAGTTGTTCCCAACCTTCTACCAAAGATAGTTGTGAACAGTGTATTGAATGTCGATGCAAGTTCTGGTGAATATGTATCATCACCAACATAATCCCCAACCGAACCAGCAGTTGGATTTTGAATTGTTGCAGAAACAAGTGAAGCAAAAGAAACCTCACCAAAGACGTTCCAACCAGCAGGGTGAACAGAACGTCTAATAGATTCTCTCCACTCATTGATTGATTGTCCAATACGAACAACATAAGAATAGTCTTGGTAATAATAACTGTCTTGGATTTTCATTGTATCGACAGAGACTTTACCTCTGTCAGTTACAAATTGTCCAACCGTTGTTCCAACCGTTCCTACAGTTGAAGTTGCAGTTGCTGGGTTTGACTGAAAGACTTGTGCAGTAGCACCAGTAATTGTAGTAACAACATCACCCTCATTAAGAGTGACAACAGTTTGAAGTTCTAGAAGATTTCTAGATGAATCGAAATTGACAACTGTTCCAGTATGACTTGTTAAAGAATCACCAGCAACAAAAGAGCCCACGACATTTTTAACAATGACATTTCTGTTAAGAGTAAATGTAGGACTAGATGCATAATCCAAACCAAAGTTTGTGATTGCAATACCCTCAACATGTCCAATCATTGGAGACACATTTGATATTGCATAAAGACTTGCACCAGAACCAGAACTTGTTAAACTGTCAGAAACCAAAGGAAGCTTAATAAAACCATTACCTTTGTTAATCATATCAATCTTGGTAATCTCACCAATCTCAGATGCAACACCCAAGTCTGTGAAAGTTTGTTCTTCCAAGACCATCTGTCCACCATCTTCAAATACTAAATGGTCTAGATCACCAACAGTCTCTTCTTGATTAACATAGAAACGATCTTCTGTTACAATTAGATTGCCATCTTCTGTAATGAAATGGTCTGGAGCGGTGTCTGGTTCTAATAGAAACGCACCACCAACAACAGCAATCTTTGCACGAACATCTTTACCTTCTGTATTAGAATTATCAAATCTAAGTTCTTCACCAGCAGTATATCCACTACCACCAGATTCAATCATGATAGCATCAACCGAACCAGCGCCGGCAGACTCAACACGAGCAGTAGCAGCATTGTTACCACCACCACCTGTTACTGATACTGGATCACTGGTGTCATAATATGCACCACCAACTGTTACTGTTCCTTCAATAACAATACTTTTTACTATACCAGAAATTTCTAAATCAAGGGCAGTATCAATTGTTGTTACTGTTTCCCCAGCACTAAATGTTCCACTAACAGAGTTAGCATCAAGATTCAACTCAGCGATTTGAGTTGCACCTTCTCTAAATTTAATTACAGTAGCGATTAGAGCTGATGCACCAGATGTAGCACCTGTTACTCTTTGTCCTGCCGCTTTGTTGAAATCAGATGTTCCATCTTCAATGATACGAATAATCTTATCAGTAGACCATTGACCATCAGATGGACGTAATAGATTATCTCTAGGATAAAGGATAGTTGCTTCTTCATTAAAAAGAATTCGGAAGAATAGTTTGTGTCCACTCTCCGTTCCTTTTGCGGCATACATGTCTTTAATATTCTTGATAAGTTTTCTTTTTGAGATACCATCTGCAAGAGTATTAGGAAGAGACTCCATAAATGAATCTCTAAACTTATCAAGGAAATCATAGACTGTGTTATCTACATCAGCGTATGCAAGAAGTTGTTGAATGTTCTGAACAGGGTTAGCACGATAAGATACAACAGTAGAAGTTGCATTAGAGGATGCACCAGTGATGGTTTCTCCTGTCTGGAATCTTTGTTGTGATGATATGAATAATCTTTTATTATTGTCAAAATCATCTACAAGAATTTTTGCAGTAGCACCAGTAATAGCACCAGTGATTGTTTCACCAACAGCAAACTTACCAACAGAATCTTCTAGGACTACATTCTCGCCAGTTTCGTCAAGAATATAATTCTTTGTAAGTGTCTCTTCAATTACATAATTGTTTGAACCAGAAAGAGTCAACTCCCCCGCTTCTAGAAACTCATAATAGTATTTGAGAAACAGAGAAAAGAGAGGATGATCTTCCTTTACAAATTCAGGCAACTGTGACTGAATATGTGGAGATACTTTATTTTTTAATGTTGGTTCATGTCCAGACATTTATAAAACCTTAATAAGAAGATGTCGTTGTATAACCAGTTCCAGCAGAAGAACCACCAGATTCAATTGTATCAACTTCAGCAGTAACTTTAGTGTTTGCAATATCAATTTCAAGTAACTGATTACGAACTGGAACAATATCATTAGAACTTGATTGAACTACAATATCAATTGTTCCATTAGTATTTACTGTTGACGTAATACTAAGAGAAGGAATTGTTATAACCCCTGTAGCATAATTGATTGTTCCAAGTGTAGAGTTCTGATATGTTCTTGTTGTTCCACCAACGAGATAATACAATCTCACATTACCATTGCCGTCATCATCCAAATAGAATGTATTCGTATTTCCAGTTATTTTAAAACCAGTAGATGAAGTGATACCACCACCCAAAGTATTATGTCCAGCATGTGGATTAAATAATTTATTTGCGTAGTTAATAATATACTGTGTTGTTGTGTTTAGTGATGGAGTAATACTCTTAACAATTTTAATCGTAGAGATGTTTGAAAGAATAGATGGGTCACTAGCATCAATCAAACGAGACAGTTTAGAATATCTAAACACTCCATCAAACTTTTCTAAATCACTAGTGTTATAAGTTGTCATTGTGTTACGAACAACAGTCGCAATATCTGATGCAGCCTTTGTTGTTTTGTTTGCATCAAACTTAACAGTAGTAATGATTCTAATT